CCAGCCAACGGCACGCCGCGCGTATTAAACACAATGTCGTCTTTGCGCGAGCCCTGCCCCCGTGCCGGCCCCACAATCCCCGGCCACAACTGCAGCGCCAGCGCCAAGATCCCCAGCAAAATTCCCATACGCATTTTCGATCGTATCATGTGCTTCACAATCCTGTAGCTCAGGCCTTCAGGCCTGAGGTTTTTCAACGCCTGTCCACACATCCCGCCGCGCTCGTCGCTTTCCTCGAACTCATGTAGCGCAGGGAGAGTCCGCGAGCCCTGCGGCTGTTCTCTTGCTCTTGCCTTCGTAGTGGCCGACCTTCAGGTCGGTTCTTGGGCCACTACCCAAAGTGCTTGAGGGTGCCCCACCCTCGTTTTCTGAGGGTGGGCTCTTACGCTCCAACGCCCCAATTTTTCTTCCTCTTTGCTTTCCGGTCGCTGATACCTGGTCGCTGGTCGCTTCCCTATAACAGCTTCCGCGCCGTGATGCTGAGCTGCACGATGTCCCCCGTCACTCCAGCCGGATATGCCCCGGCTGTCACTTCCGTTCCCCCGCCGTTAAAGCACTTCAGCTTCCAGTTATTCAGCGCTGTCCCCTGGACCGCCGTGTAGTACATGTTGTTGCCGTTCTGGCTTCCGGCAAACGCCTGCAGGATCGTATCCGACGGCAACTGGTTCGCCACCTGTGTGAAGTCCAGCGTGTCTCCGCCGGTGGTGTAGTTCCCCGAAAAACTCAGCGTCGCCATTGCGTACACAAAATTGCTAGCGCTCGAATCCACATTCAGCGGACTCAATGAAATCGTAATCGCCATTTGATTCCCCTCTCCTCTTCTCTATTTCTTCGCAACTTGTCTGCTGATTCTTGCCCAGCCTCCATCACAACCCGTCATTCCGAACGGAGTCCGCGAAGTGAGGGACGGTTTTGCATCGCACGCCTTTCGTGCGATGAATCTCTCTCACTCTTCGCTTCCCGATATCTGATCTCTGATATCTGATATCGTCCGAACACAAGGAAAACCATCCGACACCCGAATCGCCTTACTGAAAACTGAAAACTAATAACTGATAACCGCCTCAAAACGGCGTGTACCCGCTCCGCGCTGAAAACGGCCGTCGCCTCCGCCCGCTCTGCTGTTCTCTTCGCACGGCCGCCACCACCAGGTCCTCGATCGCGTCGCTCGCCGCATCGTCCCACTTCTCTGCCAGCGGGCTGCCCCTGGCCCATCCCGCCAGCGCCGCCGTCGCATACGCCAGCGCTTCCTGCGCGTTGCGCACCAGCACCGGCGAAGTCGCATCCGTGAAATCCGGATACGCCTTCAAATACCGCAGCCGGATCTGCGTGTCCTGCGTCGCTCCGATGAACCACAATCCATCCGCGCGCCATTCCCATACGCTCAGCGTCACGTCCTGCACTCGCGAAGGCAGCCCGCCATGCCGCGTCAGGTCTACCATCTCGTCGAATTCTTGCGTCGAAAGATTCGGCCGCTCCCACAATTTCAGCGGCACCAGCAAGTCCGTCGGCAACTGATTCGGTGGCGCGCTCGCATCGCTCAGCGACACCTGCAATGACGCATCCTGACCCGCCACCGCCGTCACCACCAGCAGCACGTCATCCTGGATGAATCCCCCGCCGCCCGCGTTCCCAATCGCTCGCTGCACCTTGCGGTAAGCCGAATTCAGATACGGAATCAGCAAGGTATCCGTGAACAGATTCCCCTGCGCATCGTTCAACAGCGACCGCACCAGCGACGTAATCTGCCCCGCTGTGTTATACGCACTCGATCCCACGACTGGCATAGTTTTCTTCCCCTACGAACGTCGCAACCCAATTGAACTGAACCTGAGGATTCACCCTAATCCTGGAACGGTGCCCCACCTCAGACAGTAAGCCCGTCATTCCGAACGGAGTCCGCGGAGTGAGGAATCCCTCCGATTCTTCGGTCTTTCCCGCCAACGTCACAACTCAATTGAACTTGAGGGTGCCCCACCCTAGGTTTATCAGGGTGGGCTCTTACGCTCTTAAGCCACAAACCTTCTTCTCTTCGCTTTTTTCTCGATCATGCTCTTCTCTGCGAACTCCGCGCTCTCTGCGACTTCTGTGTAAGCTTTTGCTTTTCTCTTCTCCGAAACTTAAAACTATTTACTTTCCCCCTCATCGGGTAACGGCGACTTCTGCAAATACGCCGCCACACCAATCACCGCATTAATCACCGCCGCGGCCACCCCAATCTTCACCGTCGCTCCCATCCCCGCCTGCAAATTGAAATGTCCCGGATCGATTCCCACCGCCGCCAACCCCGTCATCACTCCGCCCGCAGCCCCGCTAATCCCCGCCGCAAGCATTCCTTTGAGCCAGATATGCATTCGAGACACGCGAAATCTCCCTGAACTGGATGGGATAAAAGAGACAATCGAAGCAAAGCACCAAGACGAGGTCGTGCTAAGATATAGCAATCATGCGGCTGCGCAACCCCGTATCTGCCAAGATCGCCGCTTTCTTTCTCTTTCCATTCGTGGCAACTATTTACCACTGGTACGCGTCGCGAAACCTGTGGCGACAATTTCCGTATTTCGAGCAAACCGAGTTTGCACCGGACAAGGTCGTCGGTTTGGTTTTGTGCCTTGTGGCCGCTGGGTTTTTCCTCTGGCACGCCTTCAAGCGACAAGCCACCGGCGAAGACAGGCGATACGTTTCCCTTGCACTAGGTGTGGGCGCACTTATCCTCGCCGTGGTTTTGACGCTGGAGGGATTAGGGTACGAGCATCACGCGCTTAAGATCCTAATTGTCACTCTCTTGTATCTTGCTGCAGCGCTTTTTCTTTGGCGCGCCTACAACGGAAGTCCGCTGACCAGGAACCACAGCTAGGCCATCAATTCTTTTGCTTCCTTCACCTCCTCAACATCCTCTACTTCACTGTGGCGAACGCTTGGTTGTGAAACGCTGGCACCTGGTCATCCAGCACGTCATACGCCCACTCCTCATACTCACGCTCTTCCTTCGATTCCCTCTCGTAAAGCAGCCCACGCTGCTTCGCCCTTGGAAAACGCCGCGCCCATTCAATCGCACGCGCCACATGCTCCACAATCGTCGGCGTCAACTGCACAAACTCCCCCTTCGGCCCTTCCAGCGTGAAGCAATGCTCGTACTCGCCTCGTTCCGGATACGGCCCCAACGCCGCCACGCTCGTTCCATTTGCCCGCTCCACCGTCCTCGCGTACCACTCTCGCGGCGATCCATACGTCTCCGGAGCCACCCAGCGCTCCACATGCCACCGGTTCACCTGCGGATATTTCGGCTCCCTCCGCAATTCCACCACTTCCCGTACCAAATCTCCGTGCGCGTCGCGGTCCTCAAACTTCCCGCCAATCCACGCCAGCCGGTTCCAGCCCCAAATCACGCGATAATTCGCCTCTCCAAACCGGTTCCGTCCACCCGCCATTTCCAACCGCCGCGCCACGTTCTCCGGTGTCTCGTGTGTCTCTCGAATAACTTGTATTTCCACCGGCGCATCCACCGAATTGTCATTCCGAGCGGAGTCCCGGCGCATTTTGCCGGGACGCAGCCGAGGAATCGCGGCAAGCCCTTTCGGCCCAACCGCGATCCCTCGACACTCTTCGCTCGCTCGGGATAACACGCTCTATTCCTAATAACCGCTTGGCCGCGCAAGCGTATCGATATACGCGCCACTGCGCGGGCTGTCCGACCAAAGCTGAAAGGCCGTATCAAAATAAAAAATATAGCTCGCCGCCAGGCCGCCGCTCGCCCCGTAAATCGGGAACACCGTGTTGCCATTGACCTCGTAAAAATCAATGTCCTTCAACACGGCGCGGCCCCAGTGCGCCAGGTCCAGAAAGTCCACGCGTGTCTGGTCTGCATTCACGCTGGACTTGATCGGTATCCCGCTCATCGTCTTCCGGCCCGTGAACAGCAGATCCAGGTCGTTCCCGTTTCCGCTGCCGCCTTCCTTGATGATGGAGCTCACGGTGATGCCCAGATTTTCCCAGGCATGCTCCTGTTCCACCGCCATGTACGCGATCAGCTTGCTCAGGTGACTGATCCCCAACGCCTTGCGCACCTTATTGATCGCCAGCCGCACGTTTGCCGGCGTCAGTGCCGCGTTCCCCGCATTCACGCGCGGCGTCTGCAATTGCACCGGATACGTCGCGCGGTTCAAGTTGAGCCACGTTCCCGTCGTCGCGTTGTTCTGGTGATATTTGATCCCATACAACGAAACTGGCTGCGCTCCGCTCAACCCGTCGTGCACAATCACGTCCGTCGCCACCGTCCCTGACGGAACGTTGTCAACGGTAATTTGCTGCGTCGTAATCGGGTCCGCCGTCACCACGCTGGTCGTCACGCTTGCGGCGATGTTCCGGTTGGTTGTCAGCGTCGTGTCGTATATCTGGATCGTTTGCCCGGGATACACCAGTGCCGCCCCGTTGGGCACCGTCATCGTAAACGTGGACCCGGCCACGTTATTGATGGTGCCCAGCACTCCGTTCCCCGCCGTCTGGATCAGCTTGTCCAAAAACGCCCGGAACTGCTTCATTCCGTTCGCTACTTCGCGCTTCGCGGCATTCTCGATCGCGCGTTCCCGTCCGGTCGTCGCGTATTCCACCAGCTTCGTGATTTCAATCGCGAAGCGGAAGAATATCGGCGATACCTGCGCGACGTCATACTGTGTTCCCGATCCCCGCCCCAGGTCTCCACCATCCGCATTGTACGACCCCGCCTTCCCGCCGGGGTTTACCTGCAACGGCAGGCGCAAGTTTCGTGAAGAAATTTTCTCCACGTCCCCCCGTTGTTGAATCATCGTCAAAAGAATGTCGTCGCGCTCGTAGAGCAAAGGCACCTTGTCGCGCACCTTCTCGAGCTGCAACGCGATGACATTCGCGTTTTGCTGTGCTGGCATTGTTGTCTCTCCTTAGATGTGCCGCCCCGCTTCAGAAGGGCAAGCAGGCGTCTTGCGAGAAGGCGCCAAAAAACCTCGTTGTGCTCCGTCTTAGCTCATGTGGAAGCCGGGCTTAAGCCCGGCCTGTAGCGCAGGGCGACTCTTCGAGCCCTGCGGCCTTTCTCTTGGGTTTTCCGACTGTCGCCACTTCACTAATGAACTTGAGGGTGCCCCATCCTCCGCGTTTTATAGCGAAGGGTGGGCTCTGACGATCGAACGTCCAAAACTCTCTTCTCCTGGTTTTTTCTTTTGGCCTTTTCTTCAGGGGGTCGGACCTTCAGGTCCGACGTTTCCAGCGCTAATGATTGTGGGCTTTAGCCCCTGAGGATACTCTTGTCCTTCTCTGTAAACTCTTTGTTCTCTGTGCTGAACTCTTCTTCCCTACAATTCCAAAATCTGTTCGTCGCTCAACTTCCCATAATCCACTCGTCCACGATTCCCCGCCCGCTCAGTCGCTCGCCCCTCGGTCTTCTTATCTTTCACTGCGTTCTGCCCGCTCTTCTCAGTCCGTGGAGCAATGCTCGCCGTCATTTCGTTCCTGGCAGCAACTCCCGCTTCCACCCCCCGGCTCTTACCTCGAGTTCCCAAAGTCGCCGTTGTCCAACTCCCCACCACTCGCCTCACCGCTCCCGGCACCAATTGCTGTGCCCGTGCATCAATCACCCGCACCACCTGCGCTCGCGTAGCATCATCAAATCGCCGCGCTCCCAGAATTCGCGACACCTGTTCGCCCAGTTGCGCATCGCTCTTCAAAGCCGCTTCCACTTCTTCGCGCACCGCCGCTCTCAATCTTTCCTGCAAGGAAGTTCCCTGCCCAGCCCCTTCCCGCCCCGCGCCATCCACACTCTTCAAATTCGGCAGCGAACTCTCCATCGCCCGCGCAATCGCCCCTCCCACACTCTTCTCCAACTCCGCATTCGCCGCCTTCTCAAAATTCACATAAGCCGCCGCCACTTCCTGCGCCGCCGTCGCATTTGCGCTGCGTTCTCTCTCGTCCCTGTAGCTCACCCCTTCAGGGGTGAGGCCTTTCCCAACAACGTCCACCGAGCGATCCCCATTCGATGTTAGGCTTTTCCCGCTTCTTTCTTCCTGATCGCCGGTCGCTGGTCGCTGGTCGCCGCTCTTCCCCAGCAACCGCACCCCCGCCGCCACCATCTCCCGAAACGCCCCCGGATCCTGCTCCATCAATCTCTGCGCCAATTGCATCCGTGCCGCGCTCAACTCCTCCGCCGGACGTCCCGCCGCCCCAAAATATGCCGCGTCAAACTCCCCCAACTGCCGCGCGCGTTCCGCTGCCGTCTTCGCCTCGTTCACTCCCCCTGGATAAATCTCTTTCAGCGCCCGAGCCTCCTCCGGCGTAGCAATCGCCTCCCGATAAGCCGCCGCGTCCTGCTGCGCCCGCACCGCGCCTTCCCACAATTCTTTCGCCTCATCCCCATGCCAAGGATCCCGCATCCGCTCCGCCAGCCACCTCGGCGGCTCCTGCCCCGCCGTCCCCTCCCTGTAGCTCACCCCTTCAGGGGTGAGGCCTTCCCTAGCCGATTCCCTAGCGCCATCCGCCGGCCTATTTTTGTCATCCCGAGCGGAGGTCTGCGCATTTTGCAGACCGGAGTCGAGGGACCGGGGCATGCTCGCCGCGTCTTGTCCACCAGCCACTTCTTCTAGTGGCTCCATCTCCAATATCTGCTCATCCATCAACGCAAATACTTCCCCGCCCATGCCAGACGCTCCGTTTTCCATAACTACATTCCCCAAAACAAAACGGCCGCGTAAACACGCGGCCATCAACCACTTACGTTTGAACTACAACTAAACCTCGACAACGTTTAGAAGGCGCCCTCAAGAACGGTAAGCAAAACGATCTTCATAACAAACCATACCGCGTTAAAGACCACCTCGCTGGAAGACGGATCCATAGAATAGCTCAAGGCAGCACGCATCTAGAACTCCTCTATTGAGATCTACGTCCCTGCTCCTGAAAAGTTTCACTTCTTGGCTGACTCTGGGGCCCGTGGAGCAACTCCACCCACACTCGCACCCTGCATCGCCCGCAAATGCGCCTCCGCATGCGCCCGCACATTCGCGAACCCCGCCGGATTCGTCATCTTCGCCGATTGCCCCGCCTCCGAATTCGCCCACCTCTTGCACTCCTCAAACTCCACCGCATGCTCATCCATCAGCAGATCCACCGCCACCGATGGCAGCACCATGGGTGCAAACTGCGGATTCGGCTCGGCCCCCTCTTCCGAATTTCGATTTTCCATTTTCGAGTTTCGTCCGTCGGCCCCCACCACAATCGGCGCACTCCCCAGCAGCACCTGTATCTCGCGCAACTGCTTGTTGCGCGAGTCCTCGCCCGGTATCACCAGCTCCGTCAATCCCAGCACGTTCTTGATGTACCCAAGATTCGCCGGATCCGCCAGCGCCTCTTGAATCAACGGATCCTTCAGCCCAAACAACTGTTGCAACACGCCCCTCTGTTGCGATTTCAGCCGCGGGAAAGTCTCATCCGCTTCCGGGTGCACGCAAATATTCCCTTTCAAATCCCCCACGCGAATCATCCGCGCGTCCAGCGTTCCATCCGGCCCCAGCAGCGGCACATCCACATCTTCCGGCCGGTTCTTCCGGAAGCAATCCACGCCCAGCAGCATCACCTCGCCATAAAACTGTTTCAGCCTCCGCCACACCAATCCCAATCGTCCCATCGCCTGGTCGCGCGCCATCGCATAACCGCTCGCCGTCTTCACATCTTCCATGTTTCCGCCAAACACCGCCGGAAACAGTCCCGTCAAGAATTGCGACACCGGCCCAATCAGATCCTGTTGGTGACGAATCATGTCCGGAGGCACCTGCGCTGGCGCCGGCTGGAAAAATCCCGCCGCTAGCGGCTGCCCTGGCCGCGCTCTCGCAGGAAAATGTGCCGCCGGTTCCGCCACCTGGTTCGCCAGTGCGTCAAAGTCCAATACCTGCGGATCGGCATAAATCGGTGGAATGCCGTACTCATACGTCTCCGCCTGCATGTTGCTCAGTGTGTTGTAGCGTTCCTGAACCTGCACCAGCGAATCGCCCACGCTCGGGCGGTTCTGCCCGTCTCCCGGCAAAGCGTGCAGCACTCGCCAGTGATCGTCCATGCTCTCGTTCCGCGCCTCGCAGTACACATCGCCCGCAAACCCCACATAGCATCCATCCGGGAAAAGCGCCAGCAACTCGTTGCGCACATCGTCATTCTCAATTCCGTAAAACGCCCACGGCCGCAGCCACGTCCGGTCAAACGTAATCAAGTTCATCAGCGCGTCGCCAGGATGAATCGAAGGCAACCCCTGCTCCACGCTCAATCGCGACACGCGCGCGTACACATCCTCCGCCCCCTGCGATGGTGCCGACTCGATCTTCCCCGCCGCCTGCGGAAATGCCGCCTTCAACTTCGCCCGGTGTACTTCCGCCTGCCATTGCAGGTACGGATATTCGTGCATCTCGTTCGCCCACACCGGCGTATTCAATTCCAGACCGCCGGCAATCGAAATCACTTCCTGCCCATTCGCCACCCGCCGCGTCTCCACCACCCGCGGCACCGTCACGCGTTCCGCCCTCCGCAAATCCTTCTCCCCCAACTCCGCCCCGCACTCCGGGCACGCAAAAGTGTTTGTTGTCACCCTGAGGTCAGCGCCTTCAGCTGACCGAAGGACCTCACCGTAATCCCCGCCCAGTCCAGAACTGTCATCCCGACCGGAGAGCCGCGCCGTCTGCGGCTCGGAGCGGAGGGATCGTGGCAAGCTCTCTGCGTCTTGAGCATCCTCCTGGTCGCCGTCTCTTGCTTCCTGATCGCTGATCGCTGATATCTGATATCCGCCACCCGCAGGCGACTCTTTCCCGCAGCTCGGGCAGACCCACACATCCTCCCCCAGCGGCACCTCCACCGCCCCCAACAACTCCTCTTCGCGAAACCCAAACCGCTGCCCGTCCTTCACATACCGCACATACGCGCCCAATTTCCCATCCGTCCACAAAAAATACCCAATCGAAGTCAGCAAATGCTCCACATGATTATTCCGTTCGACCAGCTCCGCCACGTCGCTCGCCGCCCGCGCCGCCGCAATATCCACCAGCGATTGCGCCGATTGCGGATAGAACCGCACGCTTGGCACATCCTGCGAAAGCACCGCCACAAACGACAACCCAAACCCCTGATAAAAATTCGTAACAAACTGGTACCGCGGCATCTCTTCCAGCGTCCGGTCATCATTGAATTTCTGCTCGAACGGCAGATGCCAGTTCATGTCATTTGGGTTCCACCACGCATATTGCAGCCCCTGCCAAAACAGCCGTGCCTGCCGGATCCGCCGGATTTCGTGCATCCGCGCCGTCACGCCCTCCACGCGGTATTGCCGCACCAAGTCCCGCAAAGCATTCACCAGCTCCGGCCGCTCCTCCTCCAACCTCTCAAAGTTCGGCCCCAAATCCCCAGCGCTGTAGCTCACCCCTTCGCTGTAGCTCACCCCTTCAGGGGTGAGGCCTTTCATAACAAGGTTTACCGCGTCTCCCGCCCCTGCATTCCCGTCCGCCGGCGCCGTCATCCCCGCTTCCCAATCTGTCATCGCGTTATCCATGCCGTCTCTCATAATCTCTTCTCTGTAACCGTGGCACAGTCACTCCTGACTGTGCTCTTGGGTTCTCTTCCCATGCCACTAACACACGAACTTGAGGGTGCCCCACCCTTCGCGTTTTCCAGCGAAGGGTGGGCTCTTACAATCAAATGCCTCGCCCCTTCTTCTCTTCTCTCTGTGAACTTGAGGGTGCCCCACCCTTTGCGTTTTCCAGCGAAGGGTGGGCTCTTACAATCAAATGCCTCGCCCCTTCTTCTCTTCTCTCTGTGAACTTGAGGGTGCCCCATCCTTCGCGTTTTCCAGCGAAGGGTGGGTCTTGGGTTCTCTTAGATTCTTCTCTCTGTGCCCTCTGTGTTCTTCCCTCTGTGAACTCTGTGTTACCGTCCCTCTTGCTTTCCCCTCACCCCTTCATCGCATCCAACTCATTCTTCCTCTGCACCTGCTGCCAGGACCTCTTCCTCAACCGAGGCAACTCCACCGGCTTCACCGGCTCTGCAAACTCCACCGGAGGAAATCCCGCTGTCCCCAGCAACGAATTCAGCAGCGCCCGGTTTTCCCCCCGCAACCGCGACACTTCCTCCTCCAGCATCCCCACATACCGAGTCTTCAGAATTTTCTTTACTAACTCCAACATCGCTCCATCCTTCGCGTTTCCCGTCCGCTTTCACCAATTCCACCGCCGTCTCGGCAACCTCTGCGGCCCAAACTGTTTCCGCGCCTCCGCCTCCAACCGCTGAAACTGAATCGCCCGTGAAGTCGGCTCCGCCGCCGTCACTTGCCGCGCAATCTGCTCGCCCAGCGGCATCCCCGGCATGAATCGCACCTGAGAATAAAGGGGCGGAGCCTGCCCCGCCCCGGGTCCGCCCGTGGCGGATGCCCCAACACCGGCGTATCTCGCGCCGGGAACTATTCCATACCGCGCCGCATCCGCCGGATCGTCGCCTTCCATCTTCCGCACATCCTCGACCCGCCGGTCGTCCCGCACCAGTTGCGGCAAACATTCCATCAACTTCTCGCAATTCTCTGTAATCACCCAGGCGTCCCGTTCCAGCAACTGGTACATCAACTGCCATCCGCCAACTCGATCGTCATTCGCCAGCGTCGGCCGTGGCAATCCATTCGCCGCCAGCACTTCTCCCAACTGTTCCGCAATCGATGCCTCGCTGGTCCGGTGCGCAAACGCATCCGGTGAAAGGTAAATCTCCTGGATCTTCTCGCCCTTGCACCGCTCCGCAATCGCCTGCCCCAGCATTCGCGGCGAAAGTCCGTTCTGCACAAACTCCCGATAGGTCACAATCCGACCGGCCGCCTCGTCTCGGTAGCCGCTCGCACTTGTACCTAACTCAAATCCGTCCCCTTGCTTCCCCCCGTTTGTCATCCCGAGCGAAGCGAGGGACCTGCTTTTCTCTTCACTGGTCGCCGGTCGCCGGCCTCTGGCCACTCTCTCCGGCTCCGCCGCGTGCCAATACACCGCGCTAGGATGCTGAAATCCCCAATCAATCGATATCCATCGCGGCCACCATCCCTGCATTCCAATTTCTTCCGGCCGCGCCGTATGCCGACCAATCTCAAACAAATCGAAATACTGTCCCGAAAGGACGTTCCAGTCCCCCTCCAGAAACGCTTTCCGCAGTCGTTCAGGCAGCGCCTCCAGCGTCTTCCTGTAATTCAAATCGTTTGCGTAAATCGGATTGTCTTCAATCCGCGCGCGAATGAAGTCGTAATCCCCCGGATCGTACTGCTCCGGCCGCTCAAATCCCGTCGGTGGCTCTTTATCCACCCAAAGCGCCTTAACCCACGCGTGCCCGATATTCCCCGGATTCGTCGCCCCCGCCATGCACGGAAACGTCCCCGGAATCGGGCACCGGTTCCGCGAAGT